CATGTCCCGGAACTGACCCGCCACTTTCTTGCGGCCAGCGAACTTGTCAACATCAAGTCCAAGGCCCTTAGCTACGACTGCGAGATTTGCAATCGCCATAACCTTGTTTACCTCTGGGTTAAGCTCATCCCGGAGCCCGGAGATTTGAGCTTCCTTAGCGGAAACGATGGCGATATCGTCGGCGGCGGCTTGCATGAATACGTTGGTCATTTTGTTACCTCATGTTGGTTTGTGTTTCGACCCTGCTAGGTCCAAGGCCGCACCATGCGGCTCATCAGCGCCCCAGCTTCAGGGGCGGACACTTTGTTGCTAGGTGCGGTTTAGCCCGAAGGCCGCAAGCTCATCCTAGGTGAGAGGCAAGAGCCCGAAGGTTGTCATGCCCGGCTGTGGATGTTGCCGCTCTTGCCCTTCCCTGAAACCCCCACCTTGCTGTGGGTATCCTGTGGCCTTTGCCTCAGGGTGGCTGAGAGCGGGACTGGTCCCGCCTCGTTTGGTGCGCTTTGTTTGAGCCTAGCGTGGGCTGGTCTGTTGCGGTGCAACATTTTGTTACCGAACTCGTTGGCCGGTGACCATTATATGCTCACAACCGTGACACATAGTCAACACAAAAAAGCACATAATAGTAAATTAATTACACATTGCATGAAACCCGCAGAAAACCTACGTTTAACGGGTTAATATTAACCTGTGGATGGGGCCGCACTAATGAGTGATGAAAAAAAAGATGGTGACCAATCACCAAAATTGACCGTTGTGGAGGGTGGAAAGGAATCGCCCGCAAGCAAACGCCGCAAGCTTACCGGAAAGCAAGAAGCATTCTTGGCTGGGTTGATCAGGGGCAAGACGCAATATGAAGCTTACTGCAATGCATACGATGCAAGCGGCATGAAACGCAGCGCTATCGATAATGAAGCATGGAGATTAGCAGGGCACCATGAGATAGCCCGGAGACTACAGGCCCATCATGCGAGTATTGAGCGGGCGGCGTCAGCCTCTGCGGGCTCGCGAAGGCGGCTGGTGTTGGAGCGGCTGGAGCATGAGGCTATGAACGCTGAGTCAGATGCGGCTAGGGTCCGGGCGCTGGAGTTGCTGGGCAAAACATATGACGTGGGGCTATTCATAGAAAGAATCGAGACGGACAATTCTGACCGATCACCTGATGAGCTACGGCAGGAACTGACTCGAAAGCTACAGGATTTGCTGACGGGTTAAAATTAACCCCACAGAAAAACGCTTGCCTCAGTCGCTAGAAAAATCGATAGGGGGTAGACCTTTTAGCCACACTATCTGGACGGCTAGGCCCCACCTACCCCCACCCCACCGCTATGCTACGGCGCAGGCCTACACACACGCACACTAATCCACTCAAATAATCACAGATTTATCATAGCAAGAGGGGGGTACCCTCTTTAGGTACCCTTTTTTTGCCATAGAACCTCGTAAATTCGGGTTCTTTTCTTTCGAAATGGTACCATGCACAGTTATCTTTACCCGTATGGGGTGAATCTTCGATCCATTTGCATCTACCTACACTGATAATAGTGTGACATCTGCTCATATAGGGTTCTGATTGGATAGTATGAGCCCAATCGCTATCGAATAGTAGATATGTTGGGGCTAGATTTGATAGGTGTAGGATTAATGGGTGTAGTATTCTACGATCCCAAGGTGGATTTGTTATGAATGCCTGTGCATTACAGCTAGTAATATCAAAAACATTCATTTTATGAATGGGTTTAGGGCTATCTTGAGGACAGATATCGCTTAGATAAGCGTAATACTTACCAAACCTGCCTAAATGTTCGGCCAAAGCACCATCACCCGCACAAGGTTCGACGTAATTCTTAATGTGGCGTATGTGAGGTATTAAAACTTCGACTGCACTTAGCGGGGTTCGATAAAAATCGCGTTCTTTTCGCTCAAAATCAGATCGTTTACCCATTTTTTTTGTGTTGTTGAAAAAGAACTAGATAGTTCTAGCATATAGTTCTATACTAGTCTAGTACTAAATAGAACTATTCTAGCTAGATTTATTTTTTTTAGTTAGTACTATATAGGGGGGCCTATGATAAAAAATTTGGATATTCCTTTCCCGGAGTTTGGGCTTCCTGCCTCTCTGGAGGGTGGCGCTCATAGTGATTTCTTCATGTTTGCTGCCGAATGTAAGAATAAAGCCGTCTATCTTGCCTCTCCCTACTCATCACAACCCACTTATCAGCCCGATTCTGGCGTTTCTAGCGCTGTTATGGAGGAAAGGGGTAGGGTGACCGCCAAAATAACCGAATGGCTGCTTAGAAAGGGAATTTGGGCCTTCTCGCCTATTGTTTATGGTGAAGCGATTAAGGGTAGGGACCATAAGATGGGGGCGCATGATAAGGGCTTCTGGATGAGAGTGGATTTCCACCTCTTTAAAGGCTTTGATGTGTTGGCAGTTCTTGCCCTGCCGGGGTGGCGTAAAAGTCCGGGCGTGGACGACGAGGTAGGCTGGGCGTTAACCATGAACAAGCCAGTGTTTATCCTTAAACCCGACGACGAGTGGTATCGATGAATGCCTTTGAGTTCGCTCAAGCGGTAAAAGCGCCATTTCGTAAGGCTTGCTTGTGCGGTGATCATAAGTTCTACGATAAGTTTTGGTTTCCTATTTCTTCTGAACTGGAAGATGCCTATCCTGAGATACTCAAAGAAACAAAGCGCATGATGACCCGGTATGTGGGGTTTGCGCCTTTTCAAGACATATCGCCAGATCAGATTTACATCAGCAATGACGACAAATGGCGTATGTTTTTCCTGAAAGGGGCAGGGTGGACGTTCCGCAAGAACGCCAAGCAGTTCCCCATTCTCATGAGTATACTGAAAAAGTATCCACAGATCGTATCAGCGTATCTGTCGGTTCTGGGGCCAGAGAAAGCGCTTAACCCCCATGAGGGGCCGTGGGCTGGGGTGCTTCGGATGCACATGGGCCTGATTATCCCTGACGAGGACAAATGCTTCATCGACGTGGAGGGGGATAGGTACCACTGGAAGAACGGGGAAGTGATGGTCTTCGATGACACATATAATCATTATGCGGTCAATGGTACTGACAAGCTGAGAGTGATATTATTCTTGGACTACATGAGGCCGATGAAGTTTCCCTATAATGCGTTTAACTGGACAATCATGAAGTTAAGCTGGGCTTTCCCGTATATATGGAAACCTCTATACAGGCATTGGAAATGGTCGAGGAAGTTCTATGAGAAAGCTTAAAACGGTAGGAATGATCGTGATTGCTGCAATCCTATTGATTGCCTGTTCCTCGTGTGTCTCTGAAGTTCAGTCTTCAGGCGCACAAACAATCCCGCCGTGTCAAGAACGAGACATTATGTCAAAATTTTTGATGGAGAAGTTTGGGGAGAAACCTTTGATAAGAGGGACCGCGAAAGACGGTGCTGATTTCGTAATATATGTGGGGAATGGGACGTGGACGATGACACGGGCTGTGAATAAAAGGGAGTGTTTCTTTCTAATTGGTCATGGCAATCTAGAGATTGTGGGGCCTGAAGTGGAGAAGGCAGAAAACTAAAAATTACAGACATTTGATATTTCAGGGATTTTATGTATTATTTAACTGCTTAATGCATTTGTTTTGTCCCCCCTTAGCAAATGTTGCAGGCGCGGTTCCGAGAACACCGTTACTCGTGCATTTTCCATACGCACTTCGGAAAGGGCGCGAGAGCGCCCTTTCCTTAAAGAGATTAAGGCATGGATGCTGAACTTCAGAGCTACCTAGATCAAGTCGGCTCCCTTCCCTTCGAAGAGCAAGAAGAGATACTCAAGCTCCTTCAAGACCTTGAGATATCCACAAAGCGCGAAAACTCCCAAAAAGCTTTTCTGCCATTTGTCAAAGAAATGTGGCCTGCGTTTATCAATGGGAGCCATCATAAAATTATGGCTGACGCATTTCAGCGCGTGTGTAATGGGGAGCTTAAAAGACTAATCATCAATATGCCGCCAAGGCATACGAAAAGTGAGTTTGCCAGCTACCTTTTGCCAGCTTGGTTTTTGGGCAGATACCCAGAGAAGAAGGTCATCCAGACCGCCCATACAGCGGAATTGGCTGTAGGTTTTGGACGTAAGGTCAGGAACCTTGTTGGTGATGATGACTTTAAAAAGGTATTTAAGGGCGTGTCCCTCCAAGCCGATTCAAAAGCAGCAGGACGTTGGAACACCAACAAAGGTGGGGAATATTTTGCTATTGGTGTAGGCGGTGCGGTGACGGGTAAAGGCGCGGACCTGTTAATCATCGATGATCCGCACAGTGAACAGGAAGCACGATCCCCAGACGGCTCCGTATTTGATCCCGTGTATGAGTGGTACACATCAGGCCCACGTCAGCGTTTACAGCCGGGAGGAGCCATTGTCATCGTGATGACGAGATGGCACCAACGGGATTTGACAGGTCAAATATTAAAAGCGTCCCAGAACCGTGACGGTTCAGACGCATGGGAGATCATACAGCTTCCCGCTATATTGCCTTCGGGTAATTCTCTTTGGCCTGAGTTCTGGAAGCTGGACGAATTGGAAAAGCTCAAGGCAGAACTGCCAGCATCAAAGTGGAGCGCCCAGTATCAGCAAGACCCAACATCTGAAGAAACAGCGATCATCAAACGTGAGTGGTGGCGTCCTTGGGAGAAAAAGAACCCCCCAGAATGCGAGTTTATCATTCAGTCGTGGGATACAGCTTTCCTCAAAACAGAGAGATCAGACTATTCTGCTTGTACGACATGGGGTGTGTTTTACACAGAAAACGATGACGGCACGTCAGGTGCGAATATTATACTGTTGGACGCATTCAAGGACCGGATGGAGTTTCCAGAACTCAAGATGGTCGCTATGAAAGCTTACAATGAATGGGAGCCTGATGCGTGTATCGTTGAGGCAAAGGCCGCTGGTACGCCGTTGATATTTGAATTGCGGCAAATGGGGCTTGCAATAGGAGAGTTCACACCGTCTCGCGGAAATGATAAGATTGCGCGGGTAAACGCGGTAAGTGACCTATTTGCGTCAGGTGTGGTGTGGGCTCCTCAGAAGCATTGGGCAGAAGAGGTCATTGAGGAGTTTGCTGCATTCCCTGTAGGCGAACATGATGATTTGGTCGATAGCAGTACACAGGCTTTGTTGAGGTTCAGGCAGGGCGGCTTCATCCGCATCGAATCAGATGAAGATGATGAATTTGTGCCATTGCAGAGAGCGGAGTACTACTGATGTTTGAGTATCAGTGCAGGGTGGTGAAGGTCATTGACGGCGACACCGTTGACGTAGATATCGATCTGGGCTTTGGCGTTTGGCTTCATAAACAACGGGTGCGGCTTTATGGGGTAGATACACCCGAAAGCAGAACCCGTGATAAGGTTGAGAAAGAATATGGTAACATAGCGAAACAATACGTTATTGATTATCTTCCGCTTGGCTCGTTGCAAGTTCTTAAAACACAGATAGACAAGCAGCGCGGGAAGTTTGGGCGCATACTTGGAGAGTTTTTAATTAACGATACGACCATCAATCAAATGCTCATAGACAATCATTTAGCGGTCAAATATCAGGGCCAGTCAAAAGATGATATCGAAATGGAGCATATTGCCAATAGAGCTAGGGTTATCGTAGATGACTATGAAAATAGCTCTGTGTAATGGGTGTAGAACTTTTTATATTTAATCTTTATGATAATCGCGGAAGCGAGGAAGCGTTATGGCTGTAGAAAAGAGACTTGAAGAATCCGAAATCGAGTTGATGGACCCGGACACAAACGCGCAGAAAGTCGAAGTCGCGATTGTAAATCCAGAGGCTGTTGCGATTACCACCGATGATGGCGGGATGATTATTGATTTCGATCCTGAGACTGAAGGGGTCGGGACATCTGAGCATGATTCGAACCTTGCGGAGTTTATGGATGATTCAGACCTTCAGTCTCTAGCGTCAAATCTAATGGGAGATTTTGAGGGCGACAGGGATTCTCGTTCAGAGTGGGCCGAAACCTATGTCAAAGGTTTAGATTTACTGGGCTTGAAAATAGAAGATCGAACATCGCCTTGGCCGGGTGCTTGTGGGGTCTTCCATCCTATACTTACAGAGGCTGTTATACGGTTCCAGTCACAAGCAATCATGGAAGTGTTCCCGTCTTCTGGCCCCGTGAAAACCAAAATCTTAGGCAAGATGACGGATGAGAAAGAAAAGCAGTCTCTCCGTGTCCGCGATTATATGAATTATATGCTGACCGAAAGGATGACAGAGTATCGTCCTGAGATGGAGCAACTCTTGTTCAGCCTGCCTTTGGCGGGATCAGCGTTCAAGAAAGTATACTTTGACGCGACAATGAATAGGATTTGCACGTCATTCGTGCCAGCAGAAGATTTCATCGTTAGTTATGGCGCTTCAGACCTAAGATCAGCAGAGCGCTATACGCACATGATGCGTAAGACCGCCAACGAAATTAGAAAGCTACAAGTTGCGGGGCTGTATCGTGACGTAAAGATTGGCAATGCACCTTCTTTCGATACAGACATCCAAGAAAAGTATGATGAGCTAGAGGGCGAAAGTTACTCAGGTGATTCTGATACGCGCCATATCGTCCTCGAAATGCACGTTGATTTGGACTTAGATGGCTTTGAGGATACTGACGACAGTGGGGAAGAGACGGGCATTGCCCTGCCTTATGTCGTTACGATATTGAAAACAAACAATAAAATTCTTTCTATTCGTAGGAACTGGTACGAGGATGATCCGCAAAAGATGAAGCGGATGCATTTTGTGCATTATCAGTATATGCCCGGTCTAGGTTTCTACGGGTTTGGTCTGATCCATTTGATTGGCGGGATTGCGAAAAGCGCGACATCTTTGCTTCGACAGTTGATTGATGCAGGTACACTCGCAAACCTTCCGGGGGGATTGAAGTCCCGTGGCTTGCGGATCAAGGGTGATGATACGCCCATCATGCCGGGAGAGTTTCGTGATGTAGACGTTCCGGGTGGCGTAATACGGGATAACATCACGTTCCTACCGTACAAAGAGCCAAGCAACGTCTTGCATCAAATGCTCCAAGAGCTTGTTGATGAAGGACGCAGGTTCGCCTCCCTGACAGACCTAAAGATTGCTGACATGAAGCAGGACGCCCCTGTCGGCACAACGCTGGCTCTCATTGAGCGGTCAATGAAAGTGATGACAGCCATTCAAGCAAGGCTTCACGCTTCAATGAAGCGAGAGTTCGTCTTGTTGGCAGAGCTTATTCATGACTATGGGGCAGATGAAAACTACGAATATGAGTCAGAGGATGATGCGGTAAAGGCTGAAGACTTCGACAATCGCATTGATGTTATCCCCGTAAGCGATCCGAACTCATCCACGATGAGCCAGCGGATTATGCAGTATCAAGCTGCACTGCAATTATCGCAACAGGCACCGCAGATGTATGATCTGCCTGAACTGCATAGGCAGATGCTTGATGTTTTGGGCATTCAGGACGCTGATGCAATCATTCCTCTCTCGAAAGAAGCAGAGCCTCGCGATCCAGTGTCGGAGAACATGGATGTATTGAACAGCAAGCCACTCAAGGCGTTCTCGCATCAAGACCACGATGCACACATCCAGATACACATGAATGTGATCCAAGACCCGAAGATACAACAGTTGGTCAGTCAAAGCCCAATGGCTGGTACAATTGGCGCTGCGTTGGCGGCTCATGTGCAAGAGCATTTGGCATTCAAGTATCGTCGCGAGATAGAGAAGGAGCTTGGTATAGAGTTGCCGCCCTTGGGCGAGGCCTTGCCAAACGATGTGGAGGTCAAGCTTTCCAAGCTTATTGCAGAAGCTTCGGATCGTCTGTTCCGCAAAGACGTGCAAGAGCAACAAGCCAAAGAGGCGCAAGAGAAAGCGCAAGACCCTGTCATCCAGATGCAGCAACAAGAGTTGCAGCTTGAGGCTGCTGATCTGGAGCGTAAAGCTCAGACCGACACAGCCCGTATGATCAAAGACTTGCAGGAAGCGCAAATGCGTCAGGAGACAGAGTTGCTTCGCATCAAGTCTATGGAGCGCATGGAAGGTGCCAGACTGGGCGTTGAGATTGCCAAAGAGTCTATGAAGGATGGCCGTGAGCAAAAAGCCGCTGATCGTAAAGACGCAATAGAAAATGCAAAAATCGTTCAGGAAGTTGGAAAAAGCTTGATCGGAACGGGTAATGGTAATAGAAACGATTCAGGTTAATTTTAACCTGAAGGTGCAAAGTGGAAACAAAAGAAGTTTCGTTATTTGAGGTTTTTCAAAAGAACCTTAGAGTTACTATGAACGAGAAGGCTGACTTTTTAGCAACAGGTGGCGCGAAGAGCTTCGAAGAATATTCAAAGATTGTTGGCGTTATAGAAGGTTTAGCTTTGGCAGAGCGCGATCTAATCGATCTTTTTGAAGCGTTGCGTAAGGGGGAAGAGTAATGGCAAAAGAGAAAGTTGTGAAGCTTGAGGATAGAAAAGCATCACAAATTCCAGAGCCGTGTGGCTTTAAGCTTCTAATCGTTATCCCAGAAAAAGAAACAAAGACTGAAGGCGGCGTCCTTTTGCCTGAAGACACAAGAAGGCGAGAAGAGGCTGCTAGTCTTATAGGCATGGTCATGAAAGTGGGTCCAGATGCCTATAGGGATGAAAACAGGTTTCCAACAGGCCCGTGGTGTAAGGAAGGAGATTTCATTGTTATGAGATCGTATTCTGGCACACGAATGGTTATTCACGGTCAAGAGTTTCGACTTATAAATGATGATTCTATTGAAGCTGTTGTTGCTGATCCAAGAGGGGTATCCAAAGCATGAGCGAGAGAGCTTTAGAAGACCAGTCAGATGTTGATCAGGAAACTGATGAGATCGACCCTGATGCTATTGAGGTAAAGGTCATAGATGACGAAGCCGCTTCTGATGGTGACACAGTCGAGGAAGATAGCGATGAATCAGAAGAAGACTTTGATGAGTCCCAACTCAGCAATCGAATCCAAAAGAGAATTTCCAAGCTTCGATATGAGTTCCATGAAGAGCGTAGGAAAAGTGATGCATTCAAAAAAGAGAATGCTGAAGCGATTAAGTACGCAAAAAGCATTCAACAAGAAAACGAAGGCTTAAAGAATCAGTCCGCTGATCTTAGAAAGCTTTTGTATGAACAGGTATCTGAGAAAACAAACACAGAGCTAGAGGTCGCTAAACAGCGCTTTCAGGATGCTTATGAGAGTGGAGACGCAGATGCTATTGTACAGGCGCAGTCTGACATGGCGCGTCTCAATGCAGAGAAGATACATTTTTCTGTTGAGAGTGATGCAATTAATCAGTCTCATCAAAATCAAATCTCTGCACAGCAACAAGAGCCTGTCCAACAACAGGAAGTTGTGCCACCAGACCCAATGGCAGTTAGCTGGTTAAAGAATAATGCGTGGTTTCAATCTCCGGGGAATGAGCGGATGACTGGCTTTGCAGTCGGCCTTCATGAGGAACTTGTAAAACAAGGGGTAGACCCCAGAGGAAATTCAGACTACTATAAACAAATTGATGCTGCTTTACATGAGCAGTTTCCGAATTTTTTTGAGAAGGCTAACAATGTCAGTAAAGCTCCGACTTCTCGAAAAACTCCGGTTGTCTCTCCCTCGAAAAGGGGATCAGGGAAGGCACCGCGCCAAGTGGAGTTAACTGACCGCCAAGTAACCCTCGCTAGGAAACTCGGCGTAACACCTGAGAGATACGCTGCCCAACTTATGAAGGAGATGAGTAATGGCTGACGTTACAGGATCAGAGCGCAAACCAAGACAGACACAAACCCGTGAAACAGAAGTGCGTGAAAAATCGTGGGAACCGCCGCAGGTTCTTCCTGATCCGACTCCGCAAGAGGGCTATGTCTTCAGGTGGATTAGGACAGCAACTCTAGGGGCCGCTGACAACGTGAATGCGTCTAAGAGGTTCAGAGAGGGGTGGGAGCCAGTAAAGGCAGAAGATCATCCAGAGCTTATGATCCAGTCTGATCACAATAGTCAATGGGCTGGAAATATAGAAGTTGGTGGTTTGCTCCTTTGCAAAACTTCTGCGGAGAACGTAGATGCTCGTAACGAGTACTATGAGAAAGCGGCATTACGGCAGGTTGAGTCTGTTGACAATAACTTTATGCGTGAGAGTGACCCCCGGATGCCAAAACTAAATGAATCTTCTTCAAGAGTGCAGTTTGGTAGTGGCGTTAAGCCGGGTTAAACTCTTTTGGTTTAACTTCGATCTTCTAGGAAGGAGATTAGGCAAATGGCTACTACTGCTGCGCCTTATGGTTTCCGTCCTGTCGGCCTGCTTGGTGGCGGTTCATGGTCTGATGCCATACGCCATATCAAGATTGCCAACAACTACGGGACCGCGATCTTCTACGGGGATGTCGTAAAAATCGTCAACACCGGGACTGTCGAGAAAGACACCGGGACCACGACGATGACCCCCTGTGGTATCTTTGTTGGTGTTAAGTACACTGATCCCAACACCAACCAACTGACTTTCAGTCAGACTTACCCCGCATCAACGGCTGCTGACGACATCATGGCCTATGTCTGTGATGATCCGAATGTTGTTTTCCAAGCCCAAAGTGATCAATCAATCGCTCAAACGGGTTTAGGTAACAACGTAGCAGTTGTGCAGACGGCTGGCTCAACTTCGATTGGCACGAGTAAGAACGCCATTGATGGAAGCACTATTGCTACCACCAAGACGCTCCCAGTTCGTATCATCGATTTTGTTGATGGGCCAAACTCAGCGGTTGGTGACTCATTTACTGATGTCATTTGTAAGTTCAATTCGGGCGGTGATGCGACTGGCGACAGTTGCGCTTCTCACCAGTACCAAGACACGACAGGAATCTAAGCGATGGCTATTTCAAGAGCGCAAATGCTTAAAGAACTCCTGCCGGGGCTTAATGCTCTCTTCGGTCTGGAGTATGAGAAGTACGAAGATGAACACACGGAAGTGTATGAGACTGAGGCTTCAGAGCGTAGCTTTGAAGAAGAGGTCGCGCTTTCGGGTTTTGATGCGGCTCCTGTTAAGAATGAAGGTGCATCTATCTCGTATGACGTTGCTCAAGAGTCTTTCACGGCTCGTTACAACCATGAAACGGTCGCTATGGGTTTTGCGATTACGGAAGAAGCTATGGAGGACAACCTCTATGACAGCTTATCCGCTCGCTATACTAAAGCCCTAGCCCGTGCAATGGCGTATACGAAGCAAGTGAAGTCTGCAACGCCGCTCAACAATGGCTTTACGTCTTTCCAATCTGGAGACGGCGTGACGCTGTTTAGCACCGCTCACCCATTGGTGAGTGGAGGGACCAACTCAAACAGGCCTGCTACGGCATCTGACTTGAACGAAACCTCTCTTGAGGCAGCGGTCATTCAGATTTCGAAGTGGACCGACCAGCGCGGCTTGCTCATTGCGGCACGTCCTCGCAAGTTGATTGTTCCACCTGACCTCATGTTCGTGGCAACTCGTATTCTGGAGACAGAACAACGGGTAGGCACTGCTGATAACGATATCAACGCTATCAACAGCAATGGCACGATACCTGAAGGTTATTCGGTCAATCATTACTTGACGGACACGAATGCTTTCTTCATTCGGACTGATGTGCCAAATGGCATGAAGCACTTCGAACGTGCGCCTATGACTACGGCAATGGACGGAGACTTCCAGACTGGTAACGTGCGGTATAAAGCCCGTGAGCGTTATTCGTTTGGTGTGTCTGATCCTCTGGGGGTCTTCGGATCACCGGGCGCTTCTTAATGTAGGGGAGGGGGGGTTCGCCCCCCTTTCTTTATTAGATGATGGTTACTCTGACTATCTGGGATGCATTAGCCCTAGCGACTGGCCCAGCAGACGCTTACGAAGACTCTAGGGCGAAACCTTTCGTAAGGAGGAATGCCAAATGGCAAAAACTCATTTCTCAGGCCCGGTCCTGTTTTCTTCGGCTCGCCCCACATTGGAGGGGCTCAATATTGCGGCATGGCCTGATCAAGTTGTCTACATGGATGACTTCACGGGCGTAACCCTAGATAACACCAATGATTGGACAGTCGTTAAGGACAGCAGCGCTTCTGCCGCTATTCTGGCTGATACTGTCGGCGGCTTTGTTAAGCTCTCGTCTCAAGCAACTACAGACAATGACGGCGCATCTATTCAGGGCAACGAGATTTTTGCTCTCCCCAGTGTGGCTGGTGAGAAGCTTTATTTTGAAGCGCGTTTCTCTATGTCTGATGCGGATCAAATGGATTTGTTCATTGGTCTTTGTGAGAACTTCGCAACGAACCCAGAGAACTGTTTGGCTGCTGATAACAGAATTGGCTTCCAGATCGATGATGGCGATGCAACCCCGCATCTAATCTCAGAGTCTGGTGGCACAGAGACTGATACAACGCTTGCTGCTACTAATGATTTTGCTGATGACACCAATGTCACTGTAAGTTTTGTAGCAACGTATGGCACAACCAGTCGGGTTGAGTACTACATTAACCGTAAGCTAGTTGGCACACACACCGATAATATCCCCACTGCTAATATGACAGCAGCGGCTATGGAGATTTCTGGTGATGCAACAGGAACCAAATCGATGTCCATCGATTACATTCTTGTCGCTCAAGATCGTGGCGTTAGCTACTAAGGAGAGAACTTATGGCTAAACGAGCGCGGACGAAGTCAGGAACTTACGTTGCAGACGATCCATCGACGCCAGATGTTAATGAAGCGTATGTGCAGGAGAAGCCAAAGAAGAAGACTACAAAAAAGTCTGTCTCTTCAGACCTTCCTCCAGAAGGCAGCGCGGATAGAAAACGTCTGGTCTTGATGGGCTTGATTGAGGAGTAAGACATGGCAGATGCTGTAAATGTCACAACCATCGAAGATGGTGAAAGGCAACTTGTCGTTCAGCTTACAAACCTTTCAGACTCGTCTGGCGAATCAAAAGTTACAAAGATTGACGTGTCAGCATTACAGGCAAAGGCAACAGGTCAAGCTTGTAACGAAATTCGAATACAAGAGATATGGGGTTCAGTCCACGGATTTGATGGCGTCCAGCTTTTCTATGATGCTGATACAGACGTTGTTGCTTTTAGCCTTGGCCCAGACTGGACATATCAAGATTTCTCAAAAGTAGGGGGCCTGAAGATGTATGGCACCAACGCAACGGGAGACATACTGTTGTCTACGTTGGGTACAGAGGTGTCTGGAGATTCCTATACGATTGTGATTCGGGCCGTTAAGTACTATGCGTGATGAGGCTGTAGGGGCTTTTTCATGGCAAAAAGGAAAAAAAGCACGGGCATGAAGGGCATGACCATCAAAGGTGGTCATAAACGCCCGACTAAAGCTGGCGCAGGCCTTACAAAGAAAGGCGTGGCAAAGTATCGTCGTCAGAACCCCGGCAGTAAGCTGAAGACGGCTGTTACTGAAAAGAAGCCTAGCAAGGCTAGAGCGGCAAGACGCAAGTCTTACTGCGCCAGAAGTGCTGGTCAAATGAAGAAATTCCCAAAAGCTGCGAAGAACCCCAACAGCAGGCTACGGCAGGCGCGTAGAAGGTGGAGATGTTAAATGCCAGCTAAGAAGAAATCGACAGCAAAGAAATCAAAAAGCCGTGTTAATGAGGCAGGGAACTATACGAAACCTGCTATGCGGAAAAGAATGTTTAGCGCGATTAAAGCTGGAGGAAAGGGTGGGAAGCCGGGGCAATGGAGTGCTAGGAAAGCCCAGATGTTAGCGCAGCGCTATAAGAAAGCGGGTGGTGGGTATAAAAACTAATGGCTCTTAAAAAGTCACAAAAATCATTAAAGAGTTGGGGTAAGCAAAAGTGGCGTACTAAATCAGGAAAGCCATCGACGCAAGGCCCAAAAGCGACTGGAGAGCGCTATCTTCCAACTGCTGCGATCAAATCGTTAAGCTCTAAAGAGTACGCAGCAACAACGAGAGCAAAAAGGAAAGCGACAAAAAAGGGCAAACAGTTTGCCAAGCAGCCTAAGAAGATAGCTAAGAAGACAAAGCGATATAGATAAATGCCAAATACAAGAGGCCAAATGCAAAGTCAATTAAGGGGTAACAAGAAGATGCCAGCTAAAAAGTATAGCCCGAAGCAAAAAAAATTAGCTAGAGTTGCTCCTCCTCGCGACAAGGTTACTGGTGCAGATTTTAAAAAGTTAAAGAAACGTACAAAAAAGAAGAAGTAAATGACTACTAATATGCCGCCACTGTTACAAAGTTTTGTGAGACAAGATATTCGGTCTTGGTCCCGTGACGTGCTTGAAGTGCCAAATCCTCATTTGGGGGGAATGAAAGCGTGTCCGTATGCAGAGGCGGCATGGAGAAACGATAAGGTGGATGTTGTCGTAGGTACTGATATCCTCGGCCTCAAGGAGGCTATCAAACATTTTGACCCAAAAGATAAAGACATATTGATTTGGGTTAATTTTAACCTGAACAAGTATGAGAGATGGGACCGATGGGTTGGTCTATGGAATGAGAAGAACAAGAAATCTGACACGCACTTGATGTTGTTTCACCCTGACTTCCCGCCCAGCGAGGAAACAGAGGAGTTCCTTACTGATAATGAGTGGGAGTCTAGCATAGAAGAGGACTATATGATGATTTTTGTTCAATCATTATCATTCTTGAACAAGGCCAGTGTAGCTTTAGAAAATTCAGGATACTATAATTATTTTAGTGACGACTTGTATCAATCTTTACTTGAAGCGAGAAGGAGTTAAGGTTATGGCGATGGGCAAAAGCGGAATGAAAAAGAAGAAGATGATGATGCGCGGCGGGTCTAAGAAAAAAGTTATGATGCGCGGCGGGTCTAAAATGGCTAATGGCAAGAAAAAAGTCATGGCAAAGCGCGGTAAGAAGTAAATGGCTACAAGCGGCACTCAGAACTTCACTTTAGATATTATTGATATTTGTGAAGAAGCCTATGAAAGGGCTGGCGTGGAGATGCGCGGTGGGTATGACTTGAAAACCGCCCGTAGAAGCCTCGACCTGATGTCGCTTGAGTGGATCAACAGGGGCGTAAACCTCTGGACAATCGAAGAAGGTACTATGGCTCTTACAGCAGGGACAGCAACATATAGCTTCCCTGCTGGGACCATAGATTTTATTGAGCATCATATCCGCACAAACTCTGGAAGCTCTAGTAATCAAAGTGATTCAAATTTAAGTCGAATAAGCCCCTCCACGTTTGCTAATATTCCTAATAAGTTAACGCAGGGTAAGCCTCTTCAAATTTATATACAGCGCACAAATTCGCCACAATTCACGTTGTGGCCCATACCAGATAGCACAGAGACGTATACATTTTATTTTTTGAGGATTAAGCGTATTGAAGATGTAGGGACCAGCGGCACAAACAATTACGATGCCCCTGAGAGATGGTTGCCAGCCCTTACGTCTGGATTGGCTTATTATATTTCTATGAAAAAGCCAGAGGCCTTTACGCGCATAACCACACTCAAGCAGATATATGATGAGCATTTTAATTATGCTGCTGGAGAAGACCGTGTTAAGGCAGGCATACAAATCACGCCGGGAGGGTATACAATCTGATGTCCTCTTATGCAGCGGGTAAATATGCACTAGGAATATGCGACAGAAGCGGGTTCACATATAAACTCAAAGACCTTGTGTATGAGGTTCAAGACGGCAGGAATACAGGTATTCGGGTTGGTCGAGATATGCTTGATCCTGATCATCCACAAAATTTTTTAGGCAGGTATCCTGTCCACGATCCGCAAGCGTTGTTCGGTGCAAGGCCAGATAACAGGATAGAGTCATCGTCAATAGCTTCAGCAAACTGGAACCCAGTTGGAGACAGAAACTCCTTGGCAGATGCTTACGGCTTCTCTACAGAGACGAGTTTGCAGGCAGAGGGTCAGGTTGGTTCTGTAACCATTGTAACCTGATGTAATGATATGAACTACACTCAACTTAAAACGGCCATCCAAGAATACACACAAAATACAGAAACGTCTTTTGTCAGCAACATTGATACGTTTATCGGGCAAGCAGAAGAGCGTATATTTTATGATGTTGATATACCAGACTTTCACAAGAATGTGTTAGGAACGGCCACAGCGGGCTCTGTGTATCTTTCAAAGCCAACAGATTTTTATAGAGCCTATTCTATGGCTGTCGTAGATTCAGGGAATGTCTATACATTTTTGATCCCTAAAGACGTGTCTTTCATAAGAGAGGCGTTCCCAGATTCTGATACGACAGGAACCCCAAGGTTTTACGCACACTTCGATGATGATTTCTTTTTAATCGCTCCAGCAACAAGCTCAAACTTTTCAACAGAGCTTCATTATAAGGCGAAGCCAGTTCAGCTTTCTTCATCTAATGCTAATACATGGTTAAGCGATAATGCTGAAACTGCGCTTCTATATGGGACGCTCGTTGAGGCGTACACTTATCTAAAGGGCGAACAGGACATTATGGCGTTTTACGAGAAGCGTTACAAAGAGGCTTTAGGGTCATTAACTCAATATGGAGCGATTGAGACAAACGTCGATTCGTATCGCAATGGGATGAGGCAAACAGCATGAAGTTTGACGCTGTTGAGGCAGGCCCCGTTGGCTCTGTGTTTGTTCAGACAAGCAACGATGGGGGATTATCGTGTGAGCAAATAACAGAGTTGTGTTGCAATAAAATTGTTAACGTCAGTGATTCAGCCCCTGACGTTATACGAGATCAAGCACACGCCTTCGAAAAAAATATGAAGAATGTTGTTCTTGAGTATGTTAAGATGGCAATGCGTTCAGAAAGAGATCGTTGTGTACAAATTGCCCTTAAAGGGGGATATAAAGACTTGGCAGATGTCATGAGGAGAGTGTGATGGCCTTTAGCGGTAATTTTATGTGTACGAGTTTCAAACAAGAATTGTTGGAAGGCGTTCACAACTTTAAGAACTCTGGTGGGAACACGTTTAAACTTGCTATGTATACAAATAGTGCAAGTTTCACGGCTGCGACTACAGCTTATACAACAAGCAATGAAATATCTGGAACTGGATATTCGGCTGGTGGCGGGACTCTTACGCGAGTTGACCCATCGACAAGTAGCACAACGGCGTTAACAGATTTTGCTGACCTGACATTTTCGTCTTCGTCTCTCACCGCGAGAGGGGCGTTGATTTATAACGATACCGCGTCAGGCGATCCAACTGTATTGGTCCTTGATTTTAGCTCTGATAAAACGAGTAGCTCTGGAGATTTTACTATTCAATTTCCATCTGCAAGTTCGTCGGCTGCTATTATTAGGATTGCATAATATTTGAGTGAACAATGGCTAATATAACCGGGTGGGGCAGAGGCACTTGGGGGGAAGGCGTCTGGGGAGAAGAACTCCCCGTTTCTGTGTCTGGACTTGCAGGGACAGGAAGCACCAATGATGTTACCATTGTTGAGGGAACGGGCGTTTCGTTCTCTGTCTCAGGGCTTGGAGCAACAGGCTCTGTTGGAGACGAAACAGTAACTACTGGCGTTGGAATATCTCCAACTGGCATAGCAGCAACAGGCGGTGTTGGTCAGGTACTTGTTGATCTGCCAACGGTAATTCTTTCTGGCTTGAGTGCTACGGGCTCAGTCGGTGACGTTACTGTAGCATTTGGTCAAACAATCTCAGTAACTGGGGTAGCAGGCACTGGGGCAGTAGGTCAGGCTACGGTTGATTTGCCAACCGTGATAGTTGCAAGCCCCGGCGCAACAAGTGCAATGGGGTCTGTTGCAGTATTTGGAGATGTTATAGTCTCTCCAGAGGGTGTAGCAGCTACTGGCGTTGTTGGAGAATCAAACGTATGGGGGCTCATTGTCCCAAATCAAGATGCTGGATGGGAACAGATAGCAGCCTAACGGAGAAGTGTAATGACAACTGCTTATACAAATAATTTGCGTCTCTCAGAAATGGGAACGGGTGAAAACGCAGGAACGTGGGGGAACACCACGAATACCAACCTTGAGCTTATCGGAGAAGCTCTTGGGTACGGTACTGAGAATATGGGCTCAGATGCGAATACCACTATTACAATGGCAGACGGAACTTCGGATGGCGCTCGTGCATTTTATCTTAAAATAACTTCTACTTCTCTTAGCACGACGAGGACTGTAACTCTCGCACCAAACACTGTTTCTAAGGTGTGGATCATAGAGAATGCGACAACGGGCAGTCAGTCCATTATCATAAGTCAAGGGTCCGGGGCGAGCGTGACCATACCTAACGGCAAAGTTAAGGTAGTCATTACAGACGGCGGGGGCTCTGGAGCAATTGTATATGATGTTTTGGAAGACGTTGTTTTCGCAAATGACGTTGTGTGTTCTGGCACGTTTCAGCCAGAAGGGGATACGTCTGCTGGAGATGCAGCAGCAGTGGGTTTTGCAGCAGCAGATGGGATAATCGTTACTGGTCAGGGATCAACAAACGATGTCACCATTAAGAATGATGCAGACGGAACGGTAATAGCAATTCCAACAGGAACAGTGAACGCAACGCTATCAGGTGATCTTACGATTGGCACAGGCACAGAAGTAGATAGAAAGATCGTTTTTGATGGTCATGCTCAAGATTTTTACATGGGCCTAGATGATTCTGCTGATGATCTGGTGATCGGACTAGGAGCCACTGTAGGGACAACGCCAGCGGTTTCTATCGATGAGAACCAAGCTGTAGTGTTTCCAGCCGCTGCCGTAACCATAGGCGATGGGACGGCAGAGGATACTAAGCTTGTTTTTGACGGAAACGCTCAAGATTTTTATGTAGGAGTTGACGACTCAGCCGATGATCTTGTTTTTGGTCAGGGTTCTACCGTTGGCACCAATGTGGCGTTTTCTATTGATGAAAACCAACTAACTAACTTCAGTCATGCTGCGATTGGATCGACGCAAACAGCGGACGCTACTGGAAGTACGGTTCTTGACTTTCAGACTTATCAAAACTTCCTTCTGACGTTCACTGGCAATGTGACGCTTGCCAACCCATCAACCGAAGCTGTTGGTCAGTCTGGGTTCATTATTATCATCCAAGATGGAACGGGAAGTAGAACGCTTGCCCTTGGCACCGATTACGAGACAGCGGGAGGAGCGGGATTGACAATATCGACGGCGGCGTCAGCAGTTGACGTTGTGCCATATGTAGTAAAAGCAAGCGGGTCCATTCAGTTGGGTGCCGCACAGTTGGCGTTCTCATAATGCCTATATGGTCACCAGCGTTCTTTGGCTCTGCGACATCTGGGTTTGTCGTTGAGGACTCGGTCTATTTTGACGGCACCGCTGACCGGCTTACTTTTGATCCAAGTGGAGCTTCAAGCACTCCCGATCTTTATTGCATTTCTTATTGGGCAAAACGGACAGGGTTTGGTGCAACCCATTACAATGTCATGAGTGGTGGTGCAAACGGGTACGATAGTACTCTAAGGTACACAAATTATTCGAGTTACCAAGAGGCTATTCAGTTTTACGCTAACGGCGGTCCAGATAACCTAATTACAAATGCAGCATTCCGTGACCCGACTGCGTGGCATCATGTCTTTGCAAGATATGACAGTAATGCCAGTGGTGGTTCGTCGGATTATATGCAACTCTGGGTCAATGGAGTAAGACTCACTTCATTTGCTAGTAGCTCAATGCCTTCAGCCGGTGAAAATAGCACCCTTTTTGACGGAAACATCATTGCAGTTGGCGGTTATAACCATAGCGCAACGCAATGGTTTGATGGCTACCTCGCGGAGGTTGCCGCCAGTGATGGTCAAGATCATGCGGCTACCGATTTTGGTGAGTATGATGATGATGGTGTGTGGGTTCCTAAAGATATAACCGGCTTAACTTATGGGACAAATGGGTTTCTGCTACAGTTCAAGCAAACCGGCAGTGGTCAAGATGCCAGCGGAATTGGCGCGGATACCTCTGGAAACAATAATCATTTTGCGATAGCTGGAGGTTCACCACAGAGCCAACAAGTTACCGATACATGCACGGATAACGCTGCTAGTGATATTGGAAACTACGCAACGCTAAACCCTCTTGATTTAGGGTCTAGTACGGCACTATCTGAAGGCAACCTCAGATGCACAAGTGGTAGTAATTTTTTTGATAACAATTACGCTTTTTCTACGATAGCAATGGACAGTGATAAATTTTATGTTACCAGCTTGCCAACTGACACTGGAAAGTATCTTGGAATAGCGAACGCCAGCGTTACCACTGATATAGCTACAGCGAATGATGTTCATATTTATTGGGATAGCAGCGCACCTCGCATGGTGTACTGGAATGGGTCAAACAATAATCTTACCCCATCACCGACAGAAGTACGCGGCACTGATCAGTTCGGTATCGCGCTGAATGCGACAAACGGTGATTATTGGATTGGTTGGTATGACATAAGTGGTAGCGCGTGGTACTGGTACAACTCAAGTGCGGGAAACTGGACGGGCAACCCTGATAGTGATTCTGGCAAATCTGGCACACTGTCTGGTGGACCGTATCGGTTTATGATTGGGTGTAATGCAAGTGGAACCCATGATGTAGATTTCGGCCAAGGATCACTTTGGAATAACATCACTGAATTAACTAACTTTAAAAAACTTAACACCGCCAATCTCCCGGCTCCGACAGTTACGGACCCAAGAAAGTATTTTGGCATTTTGACTTGGAGAGGAAATAACACAGAAAACACTGAAGTGAAGGCTGGTGAGACTATCGATGGTCAAGCAGTTGGTGGTGCGTTGAAAGACAAAGGTGGAACTGGAACTTCGTGGACGCCAGATTTTGCTTGGATAAAAAACAGAACAGACTCTTCAACGAGTTGGGTCATGGCAGACGCCGTGCGTACCGCAACCAGAAATATCAATTCAGACACCGATGCTGCCCAAGACATTGCAACCCGTACCATCAGCTTTTTGGAGGGAGGGATTGAGGTAGGAGATTCTAACTTCACAAATAAAGATGATAAACAGCATGTTGGTTATTTTTGGAAAGCTGGCGGCGCACCATCTGTTGACAACTCAGGTGGACAGACACCAACAAATAATTCGGTGATGATTGATGGTGTTGCATCTACATCTTCAATATCAACCCCCGGCTCTGGTACAAACATATACCCAAAGAGAGCCAGTATAAATAACACGGCTAACTTTGCTATAATTACGCATACTAATCAAAGTGGCGATTATGCTGTCTGTCACGGTGCATCTTTTACTCCAACTTTTCTGATGCAAAAAGGACTTGGTTCTCAAGGTTGGCTAGTGTGGACAGACAAACTTGGAGGAAATAATAAGTACCTTTCATTATCAAGCACTGGTGCAACTCAAGACCCTACCGCTGATCCGTTCCACGACGATGCACCAACGGTCCAAACTTTCTCTAACTCAGGGACCGATTGGTACGGAGGTGGAAGTTTTGACATCGTAACGTATTTGTTTGATCGAGTTCCGGGGTACTGCGCACATGGGACATACACAGGAAATACGACTACCTTACCATACGTAGTTTTGGATGATTCGGCTTTTGGTTTTAGACCAGCATGGATTATGGTAAAAAGAACTGATTCTACTGAAGGGTGGCATATCAATGATGCTGCGCGTGATCCTATTAATCCATTAAATTTGCAATTACAACCAAACACAAGTGCTGGAGAAAGCGGGTCTTCCTACATGGATTTTACTGCTAACGGCTTTAAGTTGCGTGGAACTCAGGGAGCTACAAATGCTAATACAGGTACTTACATCTACCTAGCATTTGCAGAACATCCATTTGGTGGTGACGGCGTGGCACAGGCTAAAGCGCGATAAGGAGATGAGACAATGACCACAGTATACAAAGTTAATGGTCAAACAATTAGACCGGGTCGCGCATGGAAAGATGCGGACGGCACCCTACAGCCTAAAAACTGGCAAGTCTGGTCTGCTGACGAAAAGAAGGCAGCGGGTATATCTGAGGTTGTGATGCAACCGTTTCCTGACGAAAGGCTTTACTGGTCCTCTCATAATGACGATGGGAGCGTTTCCTCAACAGCTAAATCACTAACTGATGTAAATGAAGTTGATGAAGACGGAAAAGCTGTTCTTGATAGCGACGGGAATCAACTTGTAACTCTTGGGGTTAAAAGTAACCTTAAGAAAGAGGTCAAGAATCAACAGGCTTCCTTGCTCTTTCAAACCGATTGGGCGGTAGTGCGTAAGGCCGACAAAGGCACAGCGATTCCGTCTAACATTCAGACGTATCGAGACGCCATTCGCACTAAAGCAACAGAGATGGAAACGGCCATTGATAACGCTGCGGACACGGCGGCGGTAGAAGCGTTGTTTGTTAAACGGACAACGGACAGTGATGGCAAGACTACCAAATCTGGCATCTTATATGATTGGCCTGAATTGGGCTCATAAGGTTCGTAGAGGTTAAAATTAACTCATGGACCCATTGACAATCGCAGCAGCAATCGCCGCAACAAAGACGCTGGTTAAGAGTGCGCGTGGGGTCCAAGAAATTGCACATGGGATCGATTCGTTGTTTCACGCGCAAGAGGCGCATGAAAAAAACAAAGATCAAAGTGCAGGAAGCTCTATCGGCCAGAAGAATAAGAACATATTGCAAAAACGTGCGGCTGATGATGGTTCAGAAACTTCGATGTCTGCTGCTGCTGCGGCGGTTATTGAAGAAAAGCAACTCAAGCAACAATTGGATGATCTTCGTGATGAGATCAATCGCAAGTGGCCTGTAGCGCCGGGGGAGCTAAAGACTTGGGATTTGATACTAAAAGAGCGAGAAAAGCGGGTTGCGGCAAAAAAAGAACGCGAAAGACAGGAAGAAATCCTTGCTGAAGAGCGTAAGGAGAAGCGTCAAAAGATTTTGATAGAAATTGGTAAAGGCATGATGGTCCTTCTTGTTGCTGGGGGCTTGGCGTGGTTTCTTTGGTGGGCCGCAACACACGGACCAGCGGTGAGGTAATTATGGAACTTGGGGCAAGTCACGCGATACAGGGTATTATGGTTCTGGCTACCGTGGCGGGTGGTTATGCTGTGGTAAAGAGTAATCTGAGTCGCGTCATGCATGATCTTGAAGATCACATGAAAAACGCGGAAGATATCCGTGAGAAGTTTGATGCGAGGTTAGATAACGCAGAGCAAGAACGCGGCAAGATTGCAAATCAAGTTATGACCCTCAAGGGGATCAACTCCCCAACAGAACTAAAGCTTTTGCATAGGGAGCTTGAAGGGCTTCAGAAAGACGTGAAGTGGATCACAAAACAGTTGGATCAGCTTTCACACGCACATAATGGCAAGCATCCACCTGTGAAGGACACATAATGGAACCGAAAGACCTTATAACCGTTGCTCCCGGTGGTGTAGCTGTAGCGGCTTCTTGGTTAGGGCTTGTTGAAACAAGTCTTTCCATATTGTTGCTGCTTGCGAGTTTAGGGTTTCTAGCATGGCGCTGGAGACAAGCATTGAAAGATAAAAATGGATAAGATTTTAATTTGGTGGGAAAACACGTTTGGTGGCAACAATGCGATTTGGAACATCGATTACGGCAAGCTCATTATTATTGGCCTTTTGCTGTTTCATATCTTCTGGCAGTAGCGCTAAAGCAGACGAGAAGGTCTTTGCTGGCTGGATATTGCATATGTTTATCAGTGGACAGCTTAAAGAGTATACGCCAAGAGGGGGAATGGCTGAGTGCCTGAAGGTGAAGCGCAAGATATTACGCTCCCAAGGCACGGCGGTTGGCGCTCGTTGGGAGTGCGGTCAGGGAAAACTGGTTTTGCGTAAGTTCGACGCTGGCAGAGACGGTGAGAAATGGTTGCCTGTTGAGCATCTTGGTAAACAATAATGGTTGAAGAGACGCCCAGAGGAAGAAGAGGAAGTGATCAAATAAGGGTTAGCGATAGTTCTGCAATCTCTATGCCTATTCGCAATCTTATTAGCATCGTTGCAGCGGTTAGTGTGGGGGTCTGGGGCTACTTTGGTGTTGTGGAGCGTTTGAACAAGTTAGAGACGTTTGAACAGTTAATTGCTAAGGATTTAGAAACGGGGCTTAAAGAGCTACAAGCGGACATTGCAAAGAATAACGAGTTTCGAATTAAATGGCCTCGTGGGGAGTTAGGTCAAGCATCAGCGGACCAAGAGCAATATTTGCTGATTGAGCATTTAAGCGGTCAAGTAGAAGCAATACAGAGTCGCATTGAAAAAGGTATGAGTAACGGCGTCAACATCAAAAGACTGCAAGAAGATGTACAAACTTTGCGTAGTGATGTAGAAAAGTTAAAAGACAAACAACGTGGTATGTCAGTAAATTAGCCATGCTTCAGAAATTAACATTCAAGCCCGGAATAGTTAAAGACCTGACTAGATATGCTGGATCAGGTGGATGGTTTGATTGTGATAAGGTTCGTTTTGTAAACGGCTTTCCTCAGAAGATGGGAGGCTGGATTAAGACAACTGCAACAGCCTTTACTGGCACCTGTAGATCATTATTTAACTGGTCAAATCTTGATGGCAGAGATTTGATGGGGATCGGCACTTCTGCCAAGCTCTTAATTGAAGAAGGTGGCGGCATTAACAATGTTACGCCTTTGAGGGTTTCATCAGTAACGCTTGGATCAAACCCACTCGCTACGGCGGCTTCAGGATCAAGCACCCTTACAATAACTCATGTGGCGCACGGCGCTCTTGCAGGCGACACGGTTATATTATCGGGAGCTACAACAGTTGACGGCATAACGGCTTCTGTAATCAATACAAGCCATGTGATTGTGTCTGTTTTATCTTCTAACAGCTATGTAATCACAACAACTGATACGGCGTCATCCGGTTCGACGGCTGGCGGGGGTTCTTCAGTTTTAGCGAGTTATGAAATAAATACAGGAAGCGAGACTTCAACGGGGGGTGGCCTTGGTTTTGGCGCGGGTGCTTGGGGCGGCACGAAGTCAGGGGCAACTACGACTACGTTAGCCTCTGGCATTAACAATTCAGTGACCACCATCCCTCTTACAAGTGCAACGGGATTTGATACATTTTCGTCTACGATAGCAGCGAATGTGCTTTTGACGGATGGCACTATTACGTTAGCGTCAACAACTTCTTTGCCTACAATTGGTATAATCAAAATTAACTCTGAGCAAATACGTTATGAGACTGTAGACACTGAAACAAATGTGTTGGGCTCTTTGACAAGGTCTTTTAATGGAACGACAGTGGCCGCGCATACGTCAGGAGCTACAGCGACATATGTTGGAACGGTGGTAATAGACAACGAAATCATTACCTATACAGGTGTTAGCACTAATGACTTAACGAGTGCAGTCAGGGGCCAGATAGGAACATCTCCAGAAGCACATGATTCAGGGGCAACAGTCACAGAATCTAATAATTTTGATGGTTGGGGTTCTGCGGTTTCTGGGGTAGCCGCAGGAGATTTAACGACAACTGTCAGAATTTGGAAGCAAGATAACTTCGGTGAGGACTTGCTGGCAAACATATGGGGGGGAAGTCTTTATTACTGGGACGCAAGCGCAGGCCTTGCGAACAGGGCTGTAGAGCTTTCAAGCTTGTCTGGTTCATCAAATTGCCCAACAAAAGCAAGGATTGTTTTGGTTTCTGACAATGATCGCCATGTTCTTGCTCTTGGAGCAACGCCTCTTGGCGGGGCAACATTAGACCCTCTTTTAATCCGATGGGGCAGTCAGGAGTCATTGACGCAATGGACACCCGCCTCAACGAACACATCAGGTGATCTTAGAATTAACAATGGATCAGAGATCATAGCAGCGGCTGAGAACAGGCAAGAAATATTAGTGTGGACTGATAAAAGCTTACACTCATTACGTTTTGTAGGTAATCCATTTGTGTTTGGTCAAACCCTTATATCGCAAAATATCACAGTTATGGGACCAAACTCACCAGTCGTTGTGGGAGACGTAACATATTGGATGGGCGTTAATAATTTCTACAAATATGATGGTCGGGCTCAGTCCATCCCTTGCCCAGTCAGGAACTTCGTTTTTCAAAACTTAAACTTTAGCGAGAGGATGAAGTTCTTCTCTGCAAGCAATTATGAGTTCAACGAGGTTATGTTTTTCTATGTGTCATCTGCCGCCACAGAGATAGACAGGTACGTAGTTTACAACTTCCAAGAAGACATTTGGTACACAGGTACGTTGGCTAGGACTTTCTGGATCGATAGAAGTCAAAGAGAGTTTCCAACAGCAGCAAGCGCAGACGGGTTTTTGTATGAGCATGACAATGGCCTAGATGATGGGAGTGAGAATCCTGCTGTAGGCATTACAGCTTTTATCGAAAGCGCTGACTTTGAAATTGGCGATGGCAATAATTTTCAGTTTGCAAATAGAATTATACCTGATGTTAGTTTTAACGGCTCTTCGTCAGACGCCCCTGTCGCTACTTTCTCTCTAAAGCCTAGAAATTTTCCGGGCTCTGCTTTTGGGTCTGCATCCTCATCTTCTGTAACGGCAACACAGACTGTGGATGTTGAGCAATTTACAGATCAAGCGTTTGTGCGTCTTAGAAGTAGAGAATTGGCAGTACGGATTGAATCGTCTGGGGAAGGAGTTTTTTGGAGATTAGGAGCGCCAAGAATTGATATTCGACCTGACGGGAGAAGGTAATGGCCTCTACAGAGAAGAGCCAAATACTTTCGTTTGTGGTGCCGACTGCCACACGCGAATACTCTCAGGATTACATGAATACGTTCGCAAGGACTTTAGAGTTATATTTTCAATCCTTGCAAGAGGTCGGAAACATTCGCGGGTCAACAATTAATTTGAGTAGTCTGCCAACAAATATTGCTGATTTACGAAACGGAGACGTGTATATTGATCCCGATGGGTTTTTGAAAATAAAGAGATCAGATGATAACTTTACAACTTCCCTGTCTGGCTCAGTGGGCTCTGTAACGGTTGTTATATCTTAGGAGAGTTTAATGGCGATAGTTTATCCTCAGTTACAAGGCCTAGACGCGGCACAAGTGCCGTTTGTTTTTTCGCCGCCTTCTCCTAATCCAGCGCTCAACGACACAGACATGATGCAGCAGCAGGGAATTGTTTCTGCTGCGCGTCAGGCAGGCATGATGCCTTCGGCTCGTCGCCCTATGGATATGGGTGATGGAGAGGGGGCGAATGTCTCTGACAGCATGATACAACAGATTATTCAAGATCAGCCCCAGCCCCGCCCAGAGGAAGATGTGATCGAAATGAGGGATGGCGGCATGGCGAGAGACGCTATGCGCGTTCAAAGTCAGGGGCGTAATGGCGATAGTATGCTCGTCCACATGAACCCGGACGAGTACAATGCAATGATGGCCTTGGGTGGCCTTGGCGGGTTGGTTCAAAACGGCGCAACGATTAACCCAGAAACAGGCTTGCCTGAGATGTTTAGCTTTAAAGACATCTTGCCAGCAGTTGTTGGTGTAGCTGGGGCAGCATTTGGATTGCCCACATGGGCTGTGGCATTAGGCACAGGCGCTACAACAGCGGTTACAACCGGGGATATAGGCAAAGGTATCCTTTCGGGACTTGGCTCATATGCCCTTGGTAGCTTGTTCTCTGATGTAGGGGCTAGTGGAATTGACCCCGGCACTCAAGCCGCGCAAATCGCATCAACTAATGCTCCTCAACAAGTCTCGGCAGGGATTACGAGCGCTCCTTTGGCTTCAGTGCCTCAAGCCACTATGGCTGGTGCGCCACTAGCCCAAACATCTCAACAAGCGGGGCTTGCTGCTTCGCAAGAACTTTTGAAACAAGCTCCAGCAAGCACACAATTAGCACTAAACCAAGCCGCTCAAAAAGCAGCGTTCGACGCCGCTCCCTCTTTCGGTCAAAATTTATTTCAAAACGTAACAGGAGGATCAGTTCCGACTGGCGCAACGCAATTCGACCTATTTAAAGAGGGGTTTGGAAGAATAGGTGAAGCAGGCGGGGTTCCGTTATCAACTGCTGTGACTAAAGGAGCTTTGGGTGGAGCGGGTATTATTGGAGGGTCAGGATTGTTGGACCCAGAGCCAATGGAATTTGAGCCTATGACTAAAAGAGATTACAGCAGATTTGCAATGAGAACGCCGCCCTTTGAGAGAGAGCGCAGAACGCCGCCAGAAGACTATAGGCCGGGTATTGATCCTGAATTTGATTATTTTGCGAAAGATGGCAAGAAGGGCAATCTCGAAACAATCTTCGCGCAGAGCGGAATACAGCAAGACCCAAATGCACAAGACCCGAATATGCGTAATGCAATCATGAAAAGCGCTCAACAGATTGTTTCGAATATACAACCAGCGCAACAAACACGGATGAACCCTAATATGTTCGCTGCAAATGCAGCCGTGCAAGGTATGCCGCCAAATATGAGGCCCGTGCGGATGCAAGAGGGCGGGGTGCCGGGGGAAGTCGCGATGGCAGGCCTTATGGACGTAGCAAACGATCAGGTTAAAAATAACCTGACGGAGCGAATGGCAGTGCCAACTTCCGCTAATCAGCCAAGGGATTTCAAAGAACGCGCAATCTATGACCAAGCAATGTTGGCAGTTCAAGGGATGTTAGAGCCTGAAGAGGCCCAGTCCGCTCTAGAAAGCTTTGTAGACTTGTTTGGGGAAGAAGCTTTGCAGGTGCTTATGGACAGCGCTAAACAACCAAGAGAAGAGGGGGGAGTGATTAAGCCTGCGAGTGGAGAAGACACGGTGGCCGAAGGGGCCATGCAGGGCGAAGACATTATAGCGGGAAAGATCGTTGATCCAATGACTGGAGAAGAATCGGCTAATCTTAGAGTAGGGGAAAATGAGTATATCGAACCTGCTGATAGCTTGGCACGGAGAGCTATGGCATCAGGGTTAGCGCCAACTCCAGATAATGGGGCTATGGTTAGGGCCGTGGAAGAGGAGCAATTACGTCAGGCGTTTGGTTGATGCAAGTATCGCTTGTAGACCCTGACTACGTTGACACGGTATGGGAAGAGGTTAAGCCAATCTTAGAAAAGTCTATTCATACAGCCCACGGTAGATACGATATGATGGACATTCTTAGAGAGGTCGAAAGGTTTGAACAGCATCTTTGGATAGTGTTTGACGATAGCAAAACCATAGTTGCAGCGCTTACAACAAGGTTTGTTATCTACCCAAAGAAAGTAATGTTGGCTGGTCAATTTTTAGGTGGTGAGAAGATATTTAGGTGGCGAGATCAAATGCTAGATACTCTGCAAAAATGGGCGAAAGACCATGACTGTGATGGTTTAGAGATGACGGGCCGAAGCGGGTTCGAAAAGGTTCTAGGCCGACATGGTTGGACCCCAGAGTACATAGTGTTTGAGAAAATGTTTGAGGAGAAGTCAAATGGGTAAAGGCGGCGGCGGCGGGGCTCCCCCTCCTCAACCAACAAGCACGACAACAAATACAAGTAATCTGCCAGAATATGCAGAGCCATTCTTTACGCGCTTGTTAGAAGATTCAGAAGCTGTAGCTGGAGGAGAGTACCAGCCTGTTGATTTGCAGAGAATTGCTGGATTTGATCCCTATCAGACGCAATCGTTCAATTTAGCGGCTGGTATTGCAGAGGGCGGGATACCTGAAGAATTTTCTGCTGCGCGGACAGAATTAGGCGAAGCAATGGCTTTTGATCCCGGCTATTCGCCCGGTGAGATACAAGCGCGTCAGTTTACAGACCCCGGTGTAGCCCAGAGTTACATGAACCCGTTTATCGAAAATGTTATTGATGTCCAACAATCTCGTGCAAGACAGCAGTTCCAAGAGGACACTGCCCCTAAACTTGCCGCCCAAGCCGTAGGCGCTGGCGCATTTGGTGGGTCAAGACAAGGCATTGTAAGCCAGATGGCAGCGGAGCGCCTTGAAGATAGGCTTGCGGATATGGAGTCTACACAAAGGGCGCAAGCATTCTCAGACGCGCAACGTGCTTTCGAGTCAGACAGGACAGCAGATTTAAGGGCTGCTGCTTTGCGTGAGGAAGCAGCGCAACAGGCGGGACGCATTGGTCTTGCTGGGACACAGCTTGGTATGGAAGCTGCCAGAGACACCGCCGCTTTGGGCGAGGCAGAGCTTGGTCTAGGCTTACGCCAAGCAGATGTGTTGCGCCAGATTGGTGAGCAATATCAGGCTATGGACCAGCAAGGACTAGACGTTGCCCTGTCAGATTTTATTTCTCAAAGAGATTTCCCACGGCAGAACTTGGTGTTCCGTAGTGGTATCTTAAGAGGAATACCTGTCAGCCCGATGAGTGAGACGGCGCAGTTCCAAGCGCAACCAAGCGCTTTTCAACAAATGTTAGGTTTTGGACTTGGGGGATTAGGTCTAGCTAGAAACGTATTTGGACGATAGGAAACGGCATGAGTTTAGCTAACCTCTCCATCATTGAAAAAGATGACTTGATCCGCAAGATGCCGAAGGATTCGTTGCAACAGGAGTTGCGTCAGCCCTCTGGCAACTTCCCACTCTACATGGTTGCGGCACGTCTCAAAGAAGTCGAGGACATGGAGAAAGAGGCCACTGCCCGTCAGATGGCAGAACAGTCATCTCAAGAGGCCCCAACGGTTGCCGCTAGACTTGCAATGCAGGCGATGCCGCAAGGCGCAATGTCATCTATTGGAGCAATGCCTGCGCCTCAACCACGTCCAGACCCACAAGGTCAGATGGCACAGCAACTGGCTGGCCCACAGCAACAGATGCCGACTGTACGCGCACAACGTGGCCTGAAGGGCGCTTATGCTGGAGATACGGCACCTATCGATGCAGAGATGATTGCAGCGGCGGTGAGGGAGCGTCAGAGGAAAGGTGATCCTCGCTTGTACAATCTGGGCCGTAAGGCTGGATTTGAACAGGCTGGCAGAAAAGGCGCTACACCAGCAGCGCAGATAGCCGCAATGCTGGGTCTGCCAAGTGGTGTAGCCAGAGCGCAAGA